ACCCAACTGGTGATAGTGGGTTAATGTTATCTGGTGTTGGACATGTAAAAGTTCTAGTTGCCATATTGACCTCAATGAATTTATCTTAATATATTTAGGAATAAAAAATGGGGAGCCGAAGCTCCCCAAATCCCTGTCTTGCGCAGGTTACTTGAATTACATCAAGTTAGATACTGCAACCTTACGGAAGTAGTAGTTTTCGCCAGAAGCCAAGTCAGTTCCTGGAGTACCGCCATCAAGCGAAACGAATGGGTTTGAAACCATGCCGTAACGTGTCTTGAAGCCGATCTTAGGCTGCATTGTGTCTGGGTCAACAGCACGTACCAACTGTAGTGGAACGTATGGGCAGTAGAACACACCAGCGTCGAAAGCAGATGCGCCTTTGTAACCAACCATGAAGAACTGGTTAGTACCACCGTTACCAGAATATGGATCAACATAAACTTTGTAACGACCGTTTAGAACACCAGCGAAAGTTGTTGATGCTTCGTCAACATTCAAACCAGTTGACAATGCTGGAGCGTAGTCAAGAACACCAGCCATTGCTAGAGCAGATGCAACATCTGACGAGCAAAGGATGAAGTTACCCTTACCACGACGTGTTTGCTGAGCAATCACGTTAGCTTCACGTTCGATTTGGAACATCAAGCCTTTGAACTTCTCAACAGACCAACGACCGTTAGCATCAACGTCGAGGTCGAACACACCAGCAGAAGCTGTAGTGCCAGAAACTGCACCAGTCTTAGCAACACGGTATACAGTGCGGATAACCTCACGGTTGATCTCAGCAAGGATCTCTGTTGAAAGAATGTTGCTCAATTCGCTCTCAGCATCAAGACCATGAACTGATTTCAAGTCTTGTGCTAGTTCGATTGAGTACTCAGCCTTTAGAGCACGAGTCTTAGCAGTAACGGATGTCTTCTCGATTGAGAAAGCCATTTCGTTGAAAGTAGTAGCTTCACCAGTAGCAGTAGACATACCAGTACCAGCAACTGGGCTGGACATTGGTGTGCCAGACTGAGTACCAGTACCAGCAAATGCAGAGTTAGCTTCGTTGTAAAGAGCTTCTGTACCGTCTTGCGTTGCATACTTGCTCTTCATTGCGAAGATCAAACCTGTTGGTTGTGTCATTGGCTGAACACCGCAGATGTCATAAGCGATCATCTGTGGAGCTGCACGGCGAACCAAGCTGATTAGAACTGGGTCGAAACCAGCAACACCATCTAGAGCGCCACCACCAACTGTACCGATGTTGCCACCAGTTGAGTTAGCTGGAGCAGCTTCGAAAAGTGCTGAACGCTCTTCGCGAAGTGCCTTCTCTTGGTTCTCTAGAAGAATAGCTGTAACTTCCTTACGGTAGTTATCTTTGATTGGGGCAACACCATCGTGCTCGAGGATTGGTGCCCACTTTTTTAATAGATCTTGACGAACTGTCATTTTTAATACTCCTTAGTGGATGTTGTTTAGCGTTTTGTTAAAGCTGAAATATACTTTTTCATTGTTGGGTCAACCATTGGTGCTTCTTCAGTTAGGGTAACTGATTGGTCACTAACAACTGATTCCATCACAGTAGATTTCTTTTCACCTGCAAAATAATTCTCACGAATAGTCTGCAACTTAACTTTGAATGATTCTTGGTCTTCGTAAACTAACTCTTCAGCAAGTCCTTTGAATTTCTCAACTTCAGTGTCGCTTAGACCTTCAGCTGCTTCTTCAATCGTGCGTTCACGAGTCATTGAACCAATTGTTCTGTTAAGTTCTACAATCTTAGCTGTTGATTCGTCTAGCTTAGATTCCAGAGTTGTTACGTGCTGTTCCATTTCTCCTAGAACATCAAACTTCTCTTCTGGAACATCAATGTAGTGCTCAGCGAACAAGTTCTTGAGACCACCGACGAAACCTTCTAAAATATCAGACTTAATACCAGACTCTAGGGCAATAGCATTCTGTTCCATCCACTGCTCGACAATATAGTCGAGGTATCCATCAACTTTTTCAACAAGACCCTCTTTTACTTGTACAACTTGCTCAGCAAGCTGCGCTTTGTAACCTTCTTCGATGCGAGCAATTTCTTGCTTGACTCTCGTTACAACAGCTGCCTCAAAAATGGTAGCTGCTTTTGTTTTGAACTCTTCAGATAGTTCCTCGCCATTTACTAAAGCTGCAACGTCTTCAGAAACATCAATTTTCATTTCTTGTTTCTCTTCAGCTACTACTTCTTCTTCAGCGATAACTTCAGAATCTTCAGCGACTTCTTCCTCTTCCTTCACTGCTTTAGTGCCTTGAGGATTCTTGTCGACGTTGTTTCTTTTGTTGTTTGGCTCTTCTGTGCCTTTATCAGCTTTGATCTCAGCTTCGTCTAGAGAAACTTCGGAAAGACCTGCTTCTTTAGACTCAGCCAAGAGTTCAGCGATTTTTTGTTCGATAGACATTCGGTAATCTCCTATAAACTTGGATTAATTCGTATAAATATTTATTATTTATCTGATTTTACTCAGGAAATAATTGAAAGCACGGATCTTTGCTTCCTCTAAGTTTCTCGATGGAGTCTTACGAATTTGTTTCTTAACTCCATCAATATGCTGTTCAATGAATTTTCCATCAACAAACATCCATTCTTTGCTTTCCATAACGCCACGAACGAAGGCATCTGGAGCCGAAGGATCTGCGACAATATCGGCAGCAGTCGCTAGCATAAAGTCATCTTGCACTACTTGAACACCTTCCTTATTCATCTTGAGTGATCCCAGTGCACGAGAAGAAACGCCAAGGTTTGCACCGCCATCTAGTAGCCCACGTGCAATCATACCCATTGGTGTTTCTAAAATTTTTGCTCTACCAACATAGTTGGTTCCCTCTTTTCTGAGGTTTGTGATCAAGTGAGACACACGCTCTAGATTGATCTGAGGATTCTCAGGATGCCCTAGTTCTCCGTATGCTCTGTGTTGATCAACTGTTTCTTTGATGTAGCGAGCAACTTCATTATCCATAACAGACTCTTCATACATACGTCCGTTACGGTTAACGATTGCAGATTGTAGGAAGATACCTTCGATATAGTATTGTTTACCTTTACCGAGTTTTTCCTCAACAACAACCTTGGTGCTGACTACCTCTTCTCTAATTAGTCTCATTGACTATTCTCCTACTTAGTCCACTACAGCGTTTGGATTATCATAGATACCAAACGTAGCAGGTTGGATTTGAGTTACATATCCAGCAACTTTAGATAGTTCTAGTAGAACCATTCCTGGTCCACCAACAAAGTCAATTTGGATATTGCTTGTGTTCTCATCTGTGATAACCCAATCAGATTCGTCTAAAGTCATTGAACCGTGGAATGATGCAACGATAGTTTCACCACGTGTAACAGTAACGACATTGTTCGTGCTAACAACGATCTTGGCGATGTTAACAGTTGGAGTTCCACCCTCTTCCACTTCTTCGTGGGACGCAGTCAAGTCAGTTAGAACGACGATTTCGGTATCGCTTGCAGCACCACCAAGAACACGAACTAATGCTCTGTTATTGGTAGCCCTTAAAATGGTTTGAGATGATGCCACGTTATTCCTCCAAAACTTTTTCTACGATTGCTGTAAAGTTATCTTTAGACTCTCTCATATACTCGATAAGAGATGCGTCAGTTGCTAAGTAATTATTTAGTAGTTCTTGTAATGTCTTTTCTATAAACACAACAGAACCATCTTCAAGCAAATAATCAAACTTACCTTCTAGCACGCAATCGTGTTTGTTCAATTCTCTTATTCTATGAACTGTTCTATCAGTCGTAAAAATCTTAGATGAGGCAAAGTCAATGTATGCTTCTAATAAATTCTCAGTAACTTTGTTTGTCTTATGCTCTTCTTTTATTATTCTAATAATGTCGTTTTCTAAAACTTCTTCGTAAATTTCTTTTTGAATACCTTGCTTTAGTTCAGTTGTGTCGATATAAGACTTTGCCTCATCTAAGGTTTTTACTTTTACTTCTTCATTGTTAATAAAAATTCTACCATCTGCTGATACTGAGATTGTCTTGTCGAAATATTGAATCGACTCGACGATCTCAGCATTAGTAACAATGCTTTTAACCTTGTTTCTAAAAGCAGTATATTGCATTACTCGGACGCTTCTTCTACATCTTTTGACTTGAACATATTCTGAGCAATCTCTTGTCTCAAAGAATCAATTTTGGTAGATACTTTGTCAGACATGATCGCCTCAAAACTTTTCTCGATGTCAACGGTATCACCAGAGTCAATAGCGTTAATCAAATCTAATGTTGTATTCATTGCGGTTCTCCTTCATCATTAGTAGGTGCTTCCTGTGCTTCAGGCGCATTCTGTTGTAAATAGTTCTGTTGAGCAGCTTGGGCTGTTCCAGCGATAAGACCTTTTCTTTCCGCATGCGCCAAGTGCATTTCTTCTTCCTGCTCAATCTGAGATTCAAGTTCTTCAATGTCTTTGTCAGTCATGTAAAGAACATTTCTTCTCACCCACTCCATCGAATAATATTTACCGACCATCTGATTCTGCTCCAATTGAGAAACGATGTTGATTCTGTTCATCAGAATCTCGGTATCTTTTAGTTCAGCAAAGTAGTTGTCCTTATGGAATGTGAACTTAACTTTCTTCGCTAACTTCTCCCAGTCATCAATAGAAACAATGTTCTTTGAAACTAATTGAACCTTGAGAGCATCAACAAATAACGAAGCGAACCTTTTACGGATTCTCTGGATAAACTTGTTGAACTTAACTTCATCTCTTGTAATCTCACTTGTTTTACCAAGATTGAAACCACCGTTTGATTCTAGTCTAGATGCTGGAACATTCAATGCATGGTAAAGTTTCTTTTGGAAGTATTCAATGTCTTGAACTTCACCAAGGTTTGTTCCACCTGGAAGGGTTGTAATCTCAGTACCCTTACCACCTTCACGACGAGGCATCCAGAAATCTTCCATCATCGACATATGTTGACGGCTATCTCTTACCTCACCTGTTGTTGCATCATACTGAATCTTATTTCTAAACTTATTCATAATATCATTGACGTATTGTTCAGCACGTTGCTTAGGTAAGTTACCTACGTCAATGTAAAAAATTCTGCGCTCTGGTGCACGTGTGATACGATAAATGACCAGTGCGTCTTCAATCATCTTCAACTGGTTAGTGACTTTAATTGCCTTGTGCAAATAACTGAGAACCATCCCAGTGTTAGCGTCAACATTACCAGAGTGACAATGCAAAATCGAATCTAGAGGCATCTTAATGCCTTGAGTCGTATTGCTAGAAATACCCTTGTCGTTATACAAGTAGTATTCGTCAATCTTCTTAATAACCTCTACACCTTGAGCATTCTTTTCACGCTCAATGTTTTTGATTCTTCTAATCTTACGAGGATCGATGTATCTAAGTTCCTGAATGCCCTTCTTCACTTCTTTAGGGTCAATCATTATGTGGTAATACAGTCGTCCGTCAATATACCAATTTCTAAAAATGTCATGAGATCTAGATTGGAAATCAAGCAGATCAAGAACAGTTAGAAATTCATTTCTAATCTTAGTCTTGATACCAGCCGATACCTCTAGGTCATCTAGAACGATATCGACTGGTAACGTATACTCTTCAGCAACGATCGCTTCATTAACAATGTCTTCAATTGCACCATCCACATCTGGATACTGCGCCACTTCACGATATCTTTTAATTAGGTCATTCTCATTCTTGACAATAGAATCCATGTCAAGAACCATACCATAGTATGCTGCCGCAGAATTAACTACGGTTGACCCATCGTCAAGAGAAGGAGCTACTACTGTAGGTATTTCCTTCTCTTGTTTTCGCTTTATTTCAAATCCAAAAAATTCAGCCATAACTAATTCACTCGCCTTTTATATTAAGATACTCTAATTGGGAAAGACCCAAGAGGTGTGTCGATACCAACATTAACGCCGAAGGCATTAGCACCAGTTGAAGTAGAAGATGTCCAGTAGTTGTACTGAAATTCAACTGTAAATTCTTCAATTGCGTTAGTAGTATCATAGTTCAATTCGATTGCGCCAATCGAAATTGGGTATGCATCAATAAATTTATAAGACTTGATGATAGCACCGCTACGATCTAGTTGATGTACGCTCATGTCGACTTGATAGTCACGTGGGTTAGTTCTACCAGTTGTTGCTGCGTAGTTCTGAACACCATTTGACCATTGTTCTAGAGCATTACGAATTCCGAAGTTTGTATCGTTGATGATTGTAACAGACCAAGGAGCGAAAGTACGCTCACCTGCAATGTTAACAACACGACCACGATAGTTTACTGGAATGTTTTCAACTGTAGATCCTGGAAGCTGAGCTCCTTTTGCAAGGAACTGCGCTTGCTGTCCGAATACAACACCTGCCGTTACATATGAAGGGAAGGATAATTCTACTCGGAACTGATTCGCACGTGCACCACCACCAGTTAATTGCGCTTTGAAATCAGAAATGTTTGCCATTTAATTCTCCTGTTGTGGTTTCTTAATTATATTTATCCGCCAATTTCATCGAAGTTAACAGCGGAGCGAGCAGCCACGAATGTTAGGGTGATGAAGTTGATAGAGCGATTTGGTTTGACGAAGATATCAGCAACGAATTCGTTACGATCGATAACTTCACCAGTGTTATTTGTATCATCGCACTTAACACGGAAATCTACAATACCACGGCGACCTTGTACGTCACGCAAGAATGGTTCAACCAAGTTGCGGAACTGGGCACGAGTAAACGAGTCGTTAAATTCAAACAACTGGAATTTCGCAGCTGTCGAAATTGATTTCTCAAGAACAATGAACAGACGACGCACGTTGATGCGGTCGAATGCGCTTGGTGTAGCCAATAGAGTCTTGTCGCCAAACAACACTGTTCCCTGTCCTGGGAATGTTACAACTGGGTTGACACCAACTTTGTAAAGAACATCACGTTCTGCTTTGCTTGGTGTTACTGCTAAACGTACTACGTTCTTGATCTGACCACGGTTTAGACCACCTGGAGAGAACCATGCGTCAGCTTCGTAATCGGCTCTTGCGCACAAACCAGCAACGTCACCGTTCAATGGAACATAACGGTACTTGTCGTTGTAGCGATCGTACATATACTTGAAGCCAGAGTCCATAACAGCATAAGAACTGCTTGGTAGATCGTCACGGTAATCAGTAATCGCTGTGATGTAACCACTAGTTTGGTTAGTAATTACGTCACCATCTGCTGCTCTTGGAGAAACGAATACGATACAATCTTTACGGACTTCAGCTACGTTAGTGATAATAGATGATGCTGTTGACGCAGCAGCGTCTCCCATTGCAATCAAACCTACGTCATACAATTCGTCATTAACGAACAATTCGTAAGCAGTTTGTTGGTTGCCTGCTGTCATGACATCATCATCAGCACCACCTGCTAGGTCTGCATCAACTGCAGCTGATAGTGCTTTGTATACATCGCCAGAATCTAATGTAGTTGACAGATCACCAATATCTGAACCAGAACCAGTAGTTCCTGGGTATCCGATGACCCATACATATTTCGACTGAGAGTTTAGTACGTCTTTATAGAATGCGTTAGAACCATCAGATTTTTTGGCGTCACCTGCTTTTGATAGGAAAGCAAATTTCTCTAATACTGAACCAGCAGTACCAGTCCAAGCGCCAGTTCTATCGATAATTAGGATGTGAACTTCATCATTGGATCCTGCTTTTCCTGCTCTAGTCATGAAAGGCGAAGTTCCTGGTGCTGCATCAAAGTTTGCTTTGTAACTAGCATCCCATGAACCCCATGTAGCTGAGTCAGCCATTGCTACGGTAAGAGAATTACCTAGAGTACCAGCATATTTTGCTGCGAACGCACCGAAAGAATCGTTCTGTTCTGTTGAGAAGCCAGCGATGTAGCTCTCTGTGTTTTTAATTTTAATACCAGCACCGTCACCATCTGGTGTCTGTACTGCGTTAAGTAGACCGTCTGCATCGGTACGAACTACTAACATATTGCTTGCGTATGATAGGAATGACGCAGCGGTGAAGAAAGACTTGAAGTTTCCGTCAGTTGGACGACCGAATCTTTCTACAAGCGCATTTTCAGAAGTGATCTGAACTGGTTCCTCGATTGGACCCCACTGGAATGAACCAGCAAACGCACCTGCAGAAGTTGATACAGCTGGCACAATAGACGAAAAGTCTTTTTCAACAACTGAAACTCCTGGGCTAAGTTGGAAAGGCATTGTTAATTCTCCTTATTACATTTTACATGTTGTTCTGCTGAAGAGCACAAAGTTCATAATTTTATTTATTATTTTATACATTTCAGAAGTTATAAACAGGTTTTTCATGCTCTGGAGTCCCATCGTCAAAAAATCCAAATGGTGTCAGATCATCCTCAATAGCCTGCATCTGCTTTTCGTATAATTGTTTTCTCAAATTGATGTCAGCCAACTCCTTGAAGTATGATTGTGACGACAACCAAGAAAACAAAACCAATGTCATAACGAGATCATCATTGTAACCCTCATCGGCAGAAAACGAATTTCTTCTTTCGATAAAGGTTGAGATTTCTGATATAATATCAGCATCAGTAATCAAAAGTTTTCGCTCTTCGACTAAACTTTTGAATATCGAGCAACCAATTCTTTTCACTTTTTTATCAGTTACTACTCCATACTTAGTTCTTCCACCACCAAAGCCACCATTGACGATCTGCCCTTGGGAACCACGACCAACCATAAGCATATTCTCATACTCAAGTTCGCCGTAAAGAATGTCTGCTACCTGCGGATCGGAGTTGACTTCGACCAGCACGTAGGCATTATTGTATTTCCTAGCAATTTGCTCAATAATGTTAGGGTATAGTAGAGGACTAATTTTGTTGCTTCTATATTTAGCGTTTATAGAATATGGCATTTCTGTAATGTCGATAACAGTAAATGCGCTATAATCCGCATCCAACCCTTTAGACGTGTCAGCAACTAAAACGTAGCTGTGGTCTTTCATTGGCTTCTTGAAAATATCCAACCCATCATTACTGTAAATTGGTTTCACTGGAGACATCATCGCAATGGTATCAGAGTTCACTAGCGTTAACGCAGAACCAAGGAATTTACACAATACCTCTTGGTTGTATTTAAGTTCACCAAGAGTCCTTCTCTGTTCTTCAGCCCAAGCTGCATCACGACCTGGAATCTCCCAATACGGAATAAACAGCGGAACAAAATCGTTATTCTTCTGCTCAGCATCGTTCCAAAATTTCCAGAAGTGGTTATAGCCAAGCGGAGTTGACGTCATTAGGATCTTAGTTGTTTTACCAGCAGAGATCGTAGGATAGATTGACGTAAAGAATGCTTCAGCGATTTGGTTTGGAATGATCGCAGCTTCGTCGATGTATAATAGGTTAACTGACTTAGAACGAATACCAGACATAGTGGTAGCAGCAGTGAAAACTTTTGAACCATTCTCTAGTTCAATATCACCCTTGTTCCAAGTCTTAACACCTTGTTGCATCCAGCGTGGTAAGTTCTCATACATTAGCTGGTAGCGTGATAAAATTTCTTGTGCGGTCTTAGCTTTGTTTGCTAGAATAGCTACGTTCTTTGAGTCATTGAATAGGGTATACCATAAAATATAACCAGCAGAAGTCGTAGTCTTACCTTGCTGACGACCTTCCATAATAATGACTTTACGATTCTCATGAATCGTTCTTACTTTTTTCTTTTGACAATCGTAGAGTTTGAATGGCTGAAGACCTTCGTCAAGTGTGACGATGTAGCAATAGTTGTCAATGAAGTAAACAGGATCGTCTTTGCACTTTACATATTCAGAGATCTGTTCTTCAGTGAAGGAAACCTCAACACCTACTGCTTTTAGGTTCCCATTAGCATTATAATTTTTTTCCTTAGCCATTACGTATCATTCCAACCTTCAATTATAGCGCCATTAATTGTTGTTTGAGTTGCTGAGTATTCACTTAGAGGCGTTCCAACATTAACGGTATTTATCAAATTAGCCTTCGATTCTGGACCGAATAGCATAACTTTCAGAGTGAATGTTAGTGTATATATGACGAATCTTCTAGTTTGAAAGTCGCCATCATAATCATCCTGTATTGCTACGCTGTTAAGGATAATTGGCACATCAGTTACAATTTCCATATCGTCAACCATCCTAACCGAAAGGGTATATTCTGGTGTGAAGTATGGAAGAATCTGTTCAATGATTTGCAAACAATCTTCTTGTGTCTTTGCGATTGCATACAAACTTATTTCTACGTTGTATGGTACTGGGGCGAATATTTGGTTTCTTGTGTCCCCATTAACACAAACCAGTTTATTCATACGACTAACTTTTCTAGAAGAGTCGTACGTCATTGATGTTATCTCGAAAGATAATCTTGGTAGGGTTGTGTATACTTGATTTTCTAAAGTTGGATCGGAGTCAACTCTGACGATCCATTTCTCTTTAGGTGCATAAGCGATAGGCACGTCTAAGGTTTGTACAACATCCCCTATGTTTCCACCACCCTCGCCAGCATCATTTGATTTTCTTTTTCGTTCAATCTTGATGTTACTGAACAGACTACCGAAAGCAACGATAGTCTTTCTTAAAATTCCATGATAGAAAACTTGATTCTTTAACATCTTTAATTATCGCCAAATGGGTTGAAGGTATCGAATACGATATCCTTAGCTTCTTCTTGGAATTTGATATTGTCACCGAAGGAGTTTGCTTCCTCAGTTCCCCAATCACCACCAAGTTGATTGCCAGCTTCAGTCAATAGTAAGTCTCCAGTTTCTAATAGTAAACCAAACTCGCCGTATGACTTTAGAGTTTCGAACACGTCGATGTCTGGGATTCCAGTTTCAATTCTTTCAGAAGCATACTGGAACAATTCGACTTGAAGTTTGAACACATACAACTTACCAAGTTGATAGAATGGGTCAAGGTGCTCAACGTATTTGACTTCAAACAGACTCTTACTTAGTGGGAAGTAAACTAGGTCGCCTTCTGATGGTCTATCTGGAATAATTGTTTGACCAAAACGACCAACAAGTTGTTCCCAACGACGACGAGCAACAACAAAGGTTGCTGTGCTTTCAT